GAAGCTATCGAAGAATCTCTTAAAGATTTTTCTAATTGGAAAATTGTAGAAACAGATTTTTCCTACCAAGACCCTTGGTTAGATGGCAAGATTAAAAACACTGCGCTCCAAACCTGCACGCAAGATTTCAAGATTCAACTCGACTTGGACGAGTACATTCCACTATGGCAAAAACCATTATGGCAAAACTTAGCGATGCAAATTGCACTAAGTCCAGTTCAGTGTGCAGCAGTTGCGTCAGTGAATCTTTACAAAGATTGGGAGCATTTCGCTTCGATTACTAATAAGCAATACTTCCACAAGGGTCAAGCTTATCGCGCTCCAAGCATCGCTGCCAGAAAACCAGACGGCACAATCAACACCAAAATGAGTGACGGTTGCGATTTAGTAAATGCTGAAGGTCAATTTGTTTCGACTATTGGAACCACAACGAATTTAGAATCTTTAGAGCTTGGAGTTTCTCCGTTTGTTGTTCATTTTGGATATGTAGATTTAGATTCAAGGCTCAAGCGCAATCATGAGTTTTGGCATGAACATTGGTATGTTGAAGGCGGTGGCCAAGACCCTGCTCACAAAATCCACATGAAACACGAAGATTTCGATCAACCATATACTCCTCACTCCTTAAAACTATGATTAAAGAACTACTACAAGAATTAAAACCATACAGCTTGCCATACAGAATGGTGAGAGTAGGAAATCCAAATAGAGATGGCGGCTATGGATTATATGAAAAATTCACAAGAGAATGCGACTCTGTATATTCTTTTGGCGTTGGTGAACTTGCTGAACAGGTTGAATTTGATCGTCAAATGGCATCAATAGGAAAAAAAGTTTACATGTATGATTATAGTGTTGATGGTCCTAAAGTACAACATGAAAATTTTCTCTTTCATAAAGAATTTGTTTCATCTAAAAACGCTTATGAATTTTTGAAAATCAATAATGATCTTGATAAAAAAAATCTACTAGGACAGTTTGATATTGAAGGAGCAGAATATGAAATGTTAATGAATGTAGATAAAGATTTTTACAATCATTTTTCTCAACTATCTATTGAGTTTCACTTCTTATCTAAACCAGATGAAGAAAAGCTCGAATGCTTTAGATTACTCAATAGCATGTATTATATTTACCATATTCATGCAAATAATCATACAAAAGTAACTGATGAATCTGGTCAGCTTCCAGAGGTTTTGGAAATTTCTTTTTTAAGAAAAGATATGGTTAAAAATATTGAGCCTTATTTAGATAAAAATCCAAGACCAATTCTAGGCATTGATAAACCTTGCTGTTCATGGGAGCCAGAAATATTTTTAGATTGGTGGTGTTTTGATGATTGAAGACATTATCAATAAATACTATAAAGATAAAAAGAGCCTCAAGCCAAGACTAGATGATCTAGCTTCTATTAATGGATCGGATAAGCTAAATTTAACAACTTTAAATATTGGTCTTGGAGACGCTGTTATTCTAACAGCCTTGACAAAGGATCAATCTAAAAATTTAAATATATATTCTGAAAATAAACATTGGCAAAGTCTTTGCAAATTTAATACTAGATTAAATAAAAATATTGATTTTGGTCAATATATCAGAACAGAATTGTTAGAATTTTTTGATATTGGAAATGGACATTTGGCGCAAAGACTACAAAGAGCAATTGGTTTAAATATTGAATCTAAACCAACTCCTTATATCAATGTTCATTCTCAGGTAAATAAAAAAAAAATAGGTCTTCATTTTTCTACTGGAATAAGTGCCTTTGATTTACTAAACAAAGGTTTTCAAAATCCAAGACAGTTATTGGACGAGTCAAAAACAATCATTGAGTCTTTTATTAACGAATCCGAATATGAGTTTTATGAATTCGGTCAGAAGTCTATTTTTAGAAACGAAAAAGTCACAAGTCTTTCGAGTCTCTCTATAGAGGAGAGTATTATAAAACTCGCTGAATGCGAATATTTTATTGGATTAAATAGCGGATTTATGAATATCGCTGCTGGGTTAAATATCAAATCTATTATTGTAGTAAATGCCCCACATGCGAAAGATTTGTATCTGCCTGTTTTAGTTGACTGTTCAAAAGAAGATATGAACTGGCTATATCCTCAAAATGTACATTTGTTTCAAAATGATGAAAATAAACTCGTCCCAAGGCTATCAATAGATTCTATCAAAAAAGCAATCAATGGAGAAGTCTATCCATATTGGGAAACAAAATATTTAAATTTAATTTATGATAAAAATTTTAGTAGATGAAGGTTACGCATACGATTACTTAGCTATCCTCACAGTTAAAGCAAAAAAAATTAATACCGATAGAACTTTAGATGCTAGGAATGAATGTCATGAATTTTTAATGAATCAAGTTGGAGAAAATAAACATCTTGATATTTTAAAGTCTAAGGCTTTTACAGACTTATTCGACGTTAACTCAGAAACTTTTGAGGCTGTAGAAAAAGCTCGTTATGGAGAAATTTCAGCCAAAGAAGTTGACGATTTAAATATGAAAAGGTATTATCGTAAAGTAGCGTTGCAAAATGAATTTTTTCCTCATATAAAAACTACAGAATTTAAATCATGAAAACAATTATTATTACAGGAGTCACTGGTCAAGACGGTTCTTTAATGGCAGACTACTTGCTAAAAGATACCAATAACTTTGTTTATGGAGCGTGTCGCCGTTTGAGCGTCCCAAATCACCAAAACATTGAACACCTAAAAGGTCACGAAAGATTCAAGCTTTTGGAGCTTGATCTTACTGATGCAGAAAGCATTAATGAAGCAATTAGACAAATCAAGCCAGATTACTTCATCAACTTTGCTGCAAATTCTTTTGTTGGTAATAGTTGGAAGATGCCAATCAATCACATGCAAACAAATTGCATGGGTGTTCTTTATTGTCTTGAAGCAATCAAAAATATTTCTCCACATACCCGATTTTACAACGCTGGTAGCAGCGAACAATTTGGCGATGTTTCCTACTCTCCTCAAGACATCAACCATCCATTTAAACCAAGATCGCCTTATGGTGCATCAAAATGTGCCGCACATCATATTGTAAAAGTATATCGTGAATCTTATGGAACTCATGCTGTTCAAGGCATCTTATTTAATCATGAGGGTGTTCGTCGCGGTGAAGAGTTTGTGACTCGTAAAATCACCAAGAATGTCGCGAGAATCTATAACTCTAAAAGAAGCGGCGAATCTTTCGCCCCAATGGAGCTTGGAAATATTGACTCAAAAAGAGATTGGAGTGACGCTCAAGATTTTGTTCGCGGTGTTTGGATGATGTTGAATCAAGACTCTCCAAAGGATTACGTTCTTTCGGCAAATGAAACGCACTCAGTTCGTGAGTTTGTTGAGCTTGCTTTTAAAGCTGCCTTTATTGAAGGAGATTGGATTGGAGAGGGCTTGACCGAGCGTTTCGTTGATAAAGAAACTGGTAAGGATTTGTTGATTATTAATCCAGCTTTCTATCGTCCAGCAGAAGTTGACCTTCTTTGGGGCGATTCAACTCCAGCAAGACAAGAGCTTGGTTGGACTCCAAAAACATCATTTTCAAAATTAGTTGAAAAAATGGTTGCATCAGACCTCCATTGGCCATATAATGATTAGTGGCTAAATCTAAAGAACCAAACAAGAAGCTCATAGTTTCCAAATTTGTCGAGATTCCCGCTAAATCAAAGCGGGAGTTTTGGCAAAGAGAGTATGTATTGCTGAATCGTTTAGTTGAGAGATACGGTCTAGAATTTTTAAGAGATACAAGTTTCTCCTTAAAAGGAGACAGCTTGGCCATTTTATTTGCGCCAAAAATCCTTCAAGATTTAGATAAAAGATTCAAAATTTACAGCAGCGAATCTCGTATAAATAGAGAGCCTCAAATCATTTTACAAGATGACCCGTTGCATAAACCAATTTTAATTGAGCATAAACCTAAAACCATTAGAGATTTTTTAAATGAAAAAGACTAAAGAAACAGAAGACAAAAAAATCACTTCAAGCGAAATCCTTGACTCTTTCCTAAAGCAAAATTCGGAAGATCACTATAATTTTGAAGAGACAGTTGACTACAAGGTTTCAAGCGGATCATTGCAGCTTGATCTTCAATTGGGCGGAGGTTTTGGCCCTGGCCTACACAGATTTGTAGGAATAAATGAGGGCGGAAAAACAAGTGAAGCTCTAGAAGTAATGAAGAACTTCTTGATCGAAATTCCAAACTCTAAAGGTTTTTACATCAAGGCTGAAGGTCGCCTTTCTCCAGAAATGCAAAAGCGTTCTGGAATCAAGTTTGTTTTCAGCGCCGAAGAATGGGTTGTTGGAACTTGCTTTGTTTTTGAAAGCAATATTTATGAAACTGTTGTGGGAGCAATGAGACAACTGGTTTCGAAGAACGAAGAAACAATTAAATTCTGCTTTCTCTTGGATGCGGTTGATGGTCTTATTGCCAAGAACGATATGGACAAGTCCTTTGAGGAAAGCGCGAAGGTGGCTGGTGGCGCAGTGATTGCGGCCACATTCATGAAGAAGCTTTCGATTGCGCTTGCAAAGCGAGGCCACATGGCCATCTTCATTTCACAAGTCAGAGCAGACATTAAGCTTGACCCATATTCTAAAGCTCCTATTCGCCAGACATCTGCCACAGGAGGCAATGCACTACTGCACTTTGCAAACTGGATTCTTGAGTTTGAAGCTCGCTTCAAGGGAGATTTGATTCTCAAAAATGCTGGCGATAAGAGCATTGACTTGGAAAAAAATCCTCCAATTGGACACTGGGCGAAAGTTACAATTAAGAAATCTCCAAACGAAAAAACCAATCTAACAATCCCATATCCTATTCGTTATGGGCGTACAGGAGGTAAGTCTATCTGGATTGAGAAGGAGATTGTTGATCTGCTTTTGGCTTGGGAACTTGTCAATAAGAGCGGTGCTTGGTTCTCTCCAAGCGAAGATTTCTTGCAGCTACTAGCTGAAAACTCTCTGACATTCCCACCTAAAATTCAAGGCGAAGCATCTCTTTTTAAAGTTGTCGAAGAGGACGCAGCGCTTCTTAGCTTTTTGATTGAATATTTTCGCAAAATAATCGCCAATGAAGTTTAAAACTTTAAATGGTAAAGATAAGTTGCTGAAAAATGCGTCAAAATATCTTATTAATTGGCGAACGAAAACTCGCAGCAAATTTCAAGACGAAGTTAAAAAATTTTTAAAAGTATATTGGAATGAGGATTTTGTGTTTGAAGAGCTAAGGCTCGTTGACACAAGAATGACTTTTGACTTTTATAATGCAAACAAAAAAATTGCAATTGAGGTCCAAGGTCAGCAGCATACAAAATTTGTTCCTTTCTTTCACGGCAATAGAAATAAATTTTTACAGCAATTAAAAAGAGACAATAAAAAGCTAGAATTTTGCGAGATGAACGGCATCAAACTTGTTGAAATTTATTCTGTTTCGGAATTGAATAAAGATTTTTTTGAATCGTATGAAATTTATCTGTAATATAAAACATGCTGAATAATAAAATCAAAGAAATTCCTCAGTTCGAAATGCCTTCAAACTTTATCGAACAAATCTATGAACTCAGCGGCAACGCAGACAAGTATAAAGGCGTTCTGCTAGCTTATGTTTCAGAAGACGGCACACCAGTCATCTACTGCAAATATGATTCTCAAGTTGTAGAATTCGGCATGAGAAAAGCTTTGGAAAAATATCTTCAAAATTCAGACGAAGCTGAAACCGCATATAGTCTTGGAGAGGAAGAAAATGATGAAGATGATGTTGACGAAGATTGATTCCTGAGTATCGTAATAGTAGCATGATCTACTCTTATGAACTTGAAAAGCAATTGCTGGCAGCACTCATTAAAAAGCCAGAGAACTATTTTGAAATCTCTGCATTCATTAATGAAAAAGACTTTTATAGTGAAGATAACAGTTTAAATAAAACAATCTTCACAATCGTTCGCCAAGCTTTAGAGGCGCACGAAGAAATTGATGACGTAATCATCGCGCAACGAGTCCAAAATCTTGGAATCTCGTTTGATGATGTGGTAAACGTGGCAGAATACGTCAAGAGTCTTGGCATGAGAAAGGTAGCCGATGGCAGTCTCATTAAAACAGCCAAAGAACTTAAAAAGTACACTATTCGCAGAGAGATTTTTGAATCCTCTCAAAATATTGCGAAAAAGATGAAAACTTTGCCAGCAGAAAGTTCCTATTCGGAAATCATTTCTGTAGCTGATAAAGAATATAACAGCCGCATCAATCAGTATGAGGTTGGCAATGATTCTCCAGAAAACATCTATGATGAGATGGAATCAATGATTGAAGACAGGGGCGCAAATCCTGTTACCGAATTTGGGATGATGGGACGCACGAAAGAATCAATAGTATTTATGGTTCTCTTTTGCGGCCAGGAAATATTACTGTTATTGTTGCTCGATCTGGCGTTGGTAAGACTCAGTTCTGCATGGACTATTCAACCAAAGTTAGTTTAGCATATAATGTTCCAGTATTGCATTTTGATAATGGCGAAATGAGCAAGGAAGAACTGATTATGCGCCAATGCTCTGCGCTTAGTGGAGTTCCTATGCACTTGATTGAAAGCGGCCAGTGGTTGCGTGCGGGAAAAGAAACAGTCGATAAGGTTCGCAATATTTGGGCCAGAGTTAAGAAGCTGCAATTTTATTACTATAATGTTGGCGGCTTGGATGTTGATTCGATGATCAATACATTGAAGAGATTTTATTATTCAAAAGTTGGTCGTGGCAACAAGATGATTTTTAGTTTTGACTACATCAAAACAACATCTGATAGCACAGGCTCCAACAAAACAGAATGGCAAATGGTTGGAGAAATGGTTGATAAATTTAAACGATGCGTTCAAAAAGATATTCTATATGATGGGTTGCCAATCATTTCAATGATTACTTCTGTTCAGTCAAACCGTTCTGGCATCACTAATAATCGCAACTCTCAAAATGTTGTTGACGATGAAAGTATCGTGTCTCTATCTGATCGAATTACTCAATTCTGTTCTCACATGTTTATTCTGAGAAATAAAACAACAGATGAAGTCTTGAATGAAGGAGTTAGATTTGGAACGCACAAGCTCATCAATGTAAAAGCTCGACATTTGGGCAAAGATATTGCTGGCGCAGTAGAAGCTGTGCGCGTAGGCGATACGCTTCGCAAGAATTTCATTAATTTGGAATTTAAGAATTTTAATATCACAGAAAGAGGCGACCTCCGAGACATTGTTGAATTCAATGATATTGGCGAAGGTGCCGAAGAA